GAAAAATCACCACTCGTAACCTTTAGACGAACTGAATTTTGCTCAACTGTTTGATTTAAGATTTCTCCAGTAGCAATTTCTGTTGTTGGATCCTCAAATAGAACTAAAGCAAGAGTTGCTCCTAGTGTATAAGAACTATTTTGAGATACTAGTAAATTGATTACTTGAGTAGAAGAATTGATTTCATATCCAGACTCGAAAGATCCCGTGATATTTCTAACACCAATTTCATTCTCGTCCGAAATGTCTCTAATAATTTCACCAGTTGCACCTGTAGTCTCTTGAGTGATAATATCACCCTCAAATGCAAAGAAACTGGAAAGAGATGTCAATAAAGCTGCTTTGGTCTCTTTAGACTCAATACTGGAGACAGTCTTGCCAAATGTAGATGCAACAATACCAGCAGCACCAGATCCACCAGTGCCACTGTCATCTACGTATATTCTTGATCCAATTTGGAATGTAGGTTGAGAATCTTCAATGCTTGTGGTATTAACAAATCCTTTACTTACAGAATCAATATACGCAACTTCTCCAGAACCATTCTTTAACGTTCCTGGAATGAATAAACGTTCGGATGTAGCAGGAATAGATCTTTGAGTTACTTTACTTTCGTAGTTAGACTTAACTGGTAGAGAATAGAAGTTCTCTCCAAGGATATAAGGATATGCAGGAGTATTAGTAGCATCAATAGTTACAAAGTATGCATATGTACCTTGTGGATATTCTGGTGTGACGCAGAATCTACCATTGTTGACATCGAGACGAGTCTTACCTGTATCAACAGTAGCAATCCATTCGTAGTCGTCTACAAACGTTCCCATGTCATATGGAGCGTCTACTGGACCATCAGTTCGACTGGATTTAAGCTGATACCCACTATTCATCCTCGCAATGGAGGACTGATCAGATAGTGGATTACTAAAACCGTAAGGACCATAGATAGGATTGCCATCATAAGCATATCCTAGGATGGGTGAGTGTGTTAAAGTGGCGGTCTCTTGGAATTGAGTTGGTGTTAAATTGTCCCCTAGTCTAAAACGAAGACGTTTGGGGTTTGCAACCACTCCGTAGTAAAATTCATTTTCTATGAGGTCTTTTATTGCAAGACCACCATTATCATCAATGAAATTAGAATTATTAAAAAATCGGTCTTTTACCCAACGGTAAATTGTGGCATTTGCAGTGGCAGGATTATTTCTTGCCTCTTCTACAATTTGTACTCGTACATTCTCTTGAGTATAGAATTTACCGCCATCAACTTTTTCAAATCCAGTAATCTTACCTTTGGTATCAACAGTTGCTCTAAATTCTCCAAATCTACCTTTTCCTGCTAAATCGGTAATAAGAACAACTGGAGGTGCTGAATAATATTCTCCAGCATTAATCAAACGAATACTAGTAATTTCACCAGAAGTTACAATAGCTTCTGCTACACCATTTCGCCCACTAACAATTTCTACTAGAGGGTCTGCTGTGTAATTCTTATCGAGACGAGTAAATACAGAGTTTACAGTATCACCGACTAAAGTTGACAAAGCTAGTTGCTCTTCACCATTAATAAGGACAAAAGGAGGTTTTGTATATCCAGAACCTCTAGAGGTCAATGTGTAAGATTCGATGTTGCCATATGCAATCTGATCCTCGCTTTTATATCCAAAAGCAATACTACCGTCTACAAATACACCAATATCTCTGAATGGTGTTTTGTATACTTCAGTGGTTGTACTGGTAGATTTTGGAATGAGCTTGAGTTGATTTGCATCAACCAAGTTAGGTTGATCTTCACCAGTAAGAATAGGTGTAGATGGATATGAGGAAGTAGCAATATAGTAATACTGACCGTCTTGATAGACAGCACTAACATCAGCCAAATATTTTTGAAGTGGAAGACCTACACCAGGATTAAGAGGAACTGAAGCATAAGCACCAGTGGTATTTACTTTCCACCTTACAGATCTAGTTGATTCGTCATAAATGATTGTATTTCTAGTTTCAAATCCAGGTTTAGAAATCTGAATCTTATCTCCTGTTTGAGAGTAAGGATATACTACATCTGGAGAAAGTTTTGTTAGAATGCCATATAGAAGCAAACTAACATCATCACTTCTTACATTAGAGTAACTAGTTACAATGTCACCGACATTGTGAATTCTCGTGACAGTTCCACGTTCTTTAATAACAAACTGTCTAGCAGTCTTTCCTTCGTACTCAATGATCTCACCATTGATCTGTATAAACCCTTCCTGGGAACTCCAACCTAAAGTAGAGTCTACAGTGATTGTATCGTTAGTCGTAAGAGAGGTCCCCAAAACCCTGTCCAGCACTGTCTTTTGGGGGATGTTAAAATTGCCATTTACAGAAACAGGGTCGATAATTAGATTATAAAGACCATAGTCTCCTACTTTACCAATTTGGATTATATTCTCTACATTAGCAGATGCATATGAAGATCCAATAGAATTCTTATCCTCTTGCTGGATAATAGTCTTACCAATCAATTTAGTGGCATCGCCACTCAAAACAATTGCTTGTACTGCAAATACAGCAGACCAATCAGATTCTGATACCTTTACGGTACTATCTTTTGGAAAGTATGTAGTTGGAATATCATCAGCTCTCTTTGATACAATAGTATTGAAGATGAATCTGATAGATTTGTTGCCACCTTTAGTTTTGTAGAAGTCTCCAATGTTCTTGATTAGGAGTCTCTTGTCTACATCATCCTTCAAGTATGCTTCTGGGAAGTTAACTAGATACTCTCGCTCAAATGCCCTTACAAAGGCATACAAGAACAGATGACTTAAGTTATGTACATCTTCACCAACATAGTGGTCTACTGCTGATGTAGACACAAATGTGGACTCATTGTGTAGGTCTCCGAGAATGGTTGTACCACTCACTCCTCTAGAGACATCTAAAAATTCTGTATCTGTTCTCTCTTTATAGAAACAGATTTCTGTTCCAACTCTAATATATCCGTTCTTCTCTGGAAATGAACTAGCATCAGCGACTACCAAAGTCGTGGAGGATGCATTTACAGTCAAAGCAACTGTAGTAGATTCTTTCAGTAAATTCTTCTCATAAAAATCAACATCACGATATGTCGTAATGTTGCTGATGATATCAAGAGGTTGACCGACCGATTCCTGTTGTCGATAGTATGCTTCTAAAATACTCGAAAAGTTTTCGTATTCAGAAACAATAAACCCAGGAAGTTGGTCTTCAATTAGAGCCGAAATCTGTGTACTCATCTATTACTCTGGATATACCGCGAACTTGCTGTTTGCAACATCTAGATCTAGATACATGTGTCTAGATGCATTAATGTCGTTGTTACGTGGGATCACTCGAACCGAGATTCTGTTGTCAAAGAAGGTTCCCTGTAAGATGGTTACATCATATAATTTGATTTCGCCTTCTTCATAATCAACATCGCCAATATTGTCGTTCAGGACAATCTTTTCACCTGTACCAGGATCCAATCTATATAGGACGATTTTACCATCCCTGTCTTCAAAATAAACAACAACATTGGGATAAGCAGTGACCTTGAATCCTGTTGACATAACAACAGGTCCATCTTCAGGACATGACAGCTTGAATGGGTTCTGGAAACAAAGTTCGTAGTAAGTAGTAGTATTGATTTGTGGATAGAAATCCTTCCTCATCATTACTGTTGTAGTGTTAGAAGTAACAGAACGATCAGCGTTATCAATTACTCCAACATACTTACTATATCTAAATTTACCGTTAAATTTCTCTGTATCAGATAGTTTAGTATACTCTTCTACTGAATTAGTAACTTTAGTTTTAATATCAGTGGGGAATTGATTTGTAATGCGTGTATTGAAACTGACTCTACTATCTAACTCTAGATACAAGATTGATGGATCCTTGATCTCTGGAGTGACTGATGCCACAGCATAGTCTTTCAATCTATCAATAATCTGCTTTTTAGTTACACTAGAAAGTGTAGCACCACTATCTGGTTTGATGACAATCTTGACTTTACCAAATTCAGGGTATCTCTCCTCTTCACCACCATATGTAATGATGTCAGATACCGCAGGATAAATCTGTCTTACGATAGCACCATAGTCCATTGCAGTAACTGCTCTGTTCTGTGTGGCATATAGTTTAGGAGCATTGAACTTAATCTTATCAATACTTTCAATTCCAGCTCCACCATCAGATGCAGAGACTGTTGTGATGTTAGTTACCGTAAGTGGGTAAGCAACACCGTTATTATCCTGCAGAACACCACTAAATGTAAATACACTAGCGCCGTTTGCTGCAGCACCACTAGAAATTAAGTATGATACCTCAACGAAGTTATTATTCTCTAGCGCAGATCCAACTACACCATCACCAAAAAAGAGTTGATATTGCTCGTCAGCATTTTCATCTACGTAATAGATCTTGTCAGATGCTCCAATATCAATAATATTGTTAATCTGATTGTAGTATGCAAACTCTGATGAGTTCTCGATAGGGAATACTTTGACACGAAGTGTGCTAGTGTCCGCACCGCTGTTCTTTAGAATGAACTTTTGATTTTTTAATACTGTAGACTTGGTATAAGTCTCTTCAATGAGAGTGCCTTCTTGGAGTACAACGTTCTCAAAAATTGCTTGACCGTTGATAACTCCCGCTTTGTAATCATCAATTACGACAAAACGATATAACTGATCATCAAATGTAGTAACAAATCCCGTGCCCTTCTTCAAGGTAATGACACTTGGGTATGTTCCTGTAAAATTTACTTGAAAATTAACTGTTGCTTGCGGAGAAACAATAGACTTTGGTTTATATCCTAATTGTTTCGCAAGAGATACAACGTTATCGCGGAGTGTTGCTGACTCCAAAAACAACTCATTAGCCACCATGTTCGTGTTGAACGCGGTGTAATACGTATTATATGCTAGTACATCTAGCAAATTACTCCAAGCAGACCCTTCAAAATCAAAATCGACAAAATCAGTCTGTGCTCTCAAGTAATCTTTGAGCGCAGTCTTAATATCTGCAAAATCTAAATTATTGACTTGAATGTACTTCATCGGGTTCTCTGTAAGAGGAAGTTGACGTTTTGAGGTGGTTCGTCTTGACGACCACGGATAGTGAACTCTATCTCAACATCAAAAGCATTATCATCAAAGTTTGGGTCAACTGACAAATCTGTCAATGTGACCCTAGACTCGTATTTCCTCAAAGTGGTTCTGATTTGGTCTTCGATCAAACCCGCTGTACCAAAATCAAGTGGTTCAAATAATAATTCAGAAATACCACAACCCAACTCATCATCGAAGAATCTTTCTCCAGGAGTAGTCAATATAAGATTAACAACTGACTGCTTAACAGATGCATCGTCTTTAGTTACTAATAAGTCACCCGTAATTGGATGAGGCTTCATAGTAACTTTCAAATCTTTAAAAGACTGTTGGTTGGGCACAATAACACGATTTATTGTTTATTTATGGTCCTTTTTCTTATCTTCTGTCTTGCTCTTTTTTAAGAGCTTGTCAGATTCAATTTGAGTGATAAGAGTCATTCCTGATTTGATAAAATCTTTGCTCTTATCAGTTGGTGAATTACCCATTTTCTTTCTCCTTTAGTGTTTGCCAAAAATAATCATCGGTGTCTCCAAGGCGTCCCCAGTCGATTCCTGCCTCTACTTGGTATTCTATGGTAGATACTTTAAAGTCAGGGAATTGAGGTTCCTGGGGGGTTATAGAGAGGTCATACAGACGCATCCTGTTATTAGGATACAATGCATACTGACCGTTGTTTAGAGCGATACAATTATGTGATTTGTGCTCTTGTGGCACCTCACTTACATTATTATCTATAACATCGATGTTTGCATGGTAGTTATCTAATGTAAACAAGTATTGACCTTTCATCAATCCATGGTCTCTTGTAAAGACCTCACAGTCCATTGATGATACAAATCCCTTGTTCATACATGCAACACCATAATCCATACAATTCCAAAATTGTAGGTTTTCCAGACTCATATCAACATCTGGTGTCTTGGGTGATCTTACAAATGCACTGATAGGTAGCTTGTCATACATTGCTCCATATGTAGGTAAGTATGTCTCAAAGTAAAAAGCACGCCCAGGTATGCTTTTAGCACATACCCAGACGCCCTCTACAAACTCCCCATGCCCGTCTTGGTGATCTCGTAAGTATTCCCTACGAACCCACACCTTCTCTGCAGGAAGATTGCAAATTAAATTCACTTACCCTGTCCACGGTAACGCTTCTTTGCACTGTTACGTGATGTTGATGCGTACTTGGTGTTCTTACCATTGCCTTGACGACTCTTCTTCGGAATTGGTTCAATGAACGAATTACCAGATAGAGATCGATTAACCCTTGCCATTATTCTAATGATGAACTTCTATTATTATACCACAGATCTACATTCCTGCCAATACCGAATGAGACCCTTCTGTCATCACTGCACCAAAGGATAACAGATCACCTATACGGATTGTATCTAACATGTTGATTCGGACTCTTTTAGACCCCTTCACACATGTATCGATATGTGGCGGTTTATCACCACACACATGAACTGCAGTTACATCACCAACTCTTACTGCTGCAATGCTATTCACAAAGACATTTAGAGACCCTGTAATTACAGGAACAGGTGGCCAGCACTGATGACCACTCTCTAGATCTTTTAATCGACTGATTCCACTTCCAGCTGGCATTATCCTTCTCTCGCTTCTGCTTGCTTACTTAAACGATATTTAGTACGCTTCGTGTGATTCTGCCAGTTATTATCTACATCAATGTATGCTGGGAACTTCCAGATGTATGGTGGACATGTACTTGTGACTGTAATCTCATAATGAAAACGCAGAGTTTTGATCAGAGACGGCTTATAAGCATGTACATAGTTACTACCCCTCTGTGCCATATCATGTACAAAAGGTCCAACAAATTCCCTACCTTCAGGTGTTGCCTGATATGCAGAGAGCCTTCCCGATCCACCGATTCTCTTTAACTTCTCATCACGCTTAAAGGTTTTCTGTGTTCCAATCCCTCCCTGAAATGTTACACCCCTCATATTGTCCCTGGTGCGTGGTACTACACTACCTTTGTAAGTTTCTCCAAAACCTGCCTGCATATCATACATCCACTTCTCCGTGTAATTACCAATGAGTGGGATTGGCAATACTAATGTGGTGACTCCAGGTGCTACCGATATACTCCCGAATGTCACAGCATCAGTGCCTGCTAGCATCTCTGGTATAGTCGGTACACCACCCGCTAGTACAATACAACCAGGTGGCATGATACCAATACTGATACCTGTGATTAACTCGGGACTTGGCTGCGAGGGACCTGGTGTGCCTCCAGGACATACCAAGTTCGCTTGAGCAGTGACATTTACTACCCCCACTGTCTCGTAGATATTCAGATTTACACCATCTCGAAACATTCCAGGTATCACAAATGCTCCTGGGGGCGGCAGCATCCTCCATCCAGGTCCAGATCCTAAAGTAAATGATGTTCCATCAGGTATGAGAATTGCCATTATTCTAATTTCTTTAGTCTTTTATCTACATCATCCAAGTAATCTGTTATCTTCTCATGTGCGACAGCACCAGGGCGTCTATACATGAGGCTTGGAGACTTTAGACGCTCGACTTCAGCTTTCAGTTCCCGTATCTCCTGGAATGCTATCGCTAGCACCTCTTCCAGGTTCGCTGATTTCTTTGAGGAGTTCAAATCGTTCATCTTGTTTGTTTGGGTTCTTAAAGTTCTCGGCTGCTCGTTTCTCGAATTGTTCGCAGAAATCATCGAACTCATTCAATACTTCTGCTTGCTTATTAATGAAGCTATCGTAGTCTTTCATGATTCAACTATTTTGGGCATTTTTTTGGCGGGAAATTTTTTTGATTTCCTTGGAATATTTATCTCGTTTGGGTAACACTTTGTAGGTTAGAGTAGTGGTAGGAGTCCCGCTCGGCATTCGGGGGTATACAATAAAGGGGGCATTTTACTGCCCCCTGTGTTACATAGTGTTGTCTAGGTTAGTGTTAGTTAAGAGCGTAACGATTGCACCACTCACCGAATCCAATTCGTTGATCTAATAGTAATAACATGTCACGCATGCGAGCACGG